GAGCGCTTCGAGCAGCGGGTCGCCGTTGAGGGCGATCGCCTGCGCTTTCGGGCCTTGCGAGGGGTCAGGCTTGAGGGCCTTCGGTGCGTTCAGTTGAGCGATCAGGGCCAGGAGGTTGTCGGCCGATGCCGTGAACTCCTCCTCGGTGTCACCGCGCAGGAAGTCCACCGCGCCGGCAGGAAGCTCCTTGGTGAGAGCGACCTTCTGGCGAGTGGTCTGCTTGATGAGGTCAGCGAGAGAGGTTCGTGCCTCCGCTGCGTCCTTCTGCGCCCGCTCGAGTTCGCCAAGGTTGGCGTTCTCGATCTTCTTGAGCGCTGCGGTCGCCTTCGCGAGGGCAGCGTCAGACGCCTTGCGTGCGGCCCGTTCGGTCGCAAGCGCCGCCTTACCGCCTTCACCCAACTGCTCGGCAGGGTCGCCCTGCGTTGCCTCGGTGACGGGCTCGGTGACGCCCTCAGCGGGTGCGCCGGTCTGAACACTCATGAACGCTCCTTCGTAAGCCGCATCGCGCGGCGTAAAGACCCCGGACCCATCGCGGGAGCGGGAGAATGTGGGGCTAGAGAAGCCAGCCGTAGAGACCGAGTAGGCGTTCTTGATCGGCCTTGCTCGTGGCGATCTTGGCGATGCTCTCGGGCATCAGTCGGGGCGCCTTGAGTGCTCGCGGTCGACGGGCACCGCTCTGCGTCAAGCCCTGCGAGCGCATGTACTCGGCTTGCGACATCGACTTGTATGCGAGGCCGCGCTTCGTGACACCCTCGGTCGTGTACTTGATGGTGCGGTTGTAGACCTGCGCCGTGCTGACGCTGCCCTTGGTGCGATAGGCGTTGATGATCTGGCCTATGTCCGCATCGAAGTCGCGCACAGCTTCCGCGTTGGCCTTCGACCCCATGAGGCGCGCTTGCCCTGCCTCATCGAGCGAGTCGAAGTAGGCGCGCGGGTCAACCGTGAGATCGCCGGCCATCGACTCCGTAGAGGGAATGTGCCGGCAGTCGCAGCGGGGGTGCCGTTGGAAGCCTTGGTTGCGCTTGAAGAACTTGCCTGCGAGCGTCACGCATCGGCCGCAGGACGGCGGCTCGAGCATCCGAACCCAGCCGGTCACCGGGCGAACCTGAGATGCCAGATTCTCCGATGCGCGACCCGTATCCGAGAGCATCGTGCCGACCGCAGTCGACAGCCACGAGCCCGACTGCGCCAACGCCTGAGACGGCGACGCACCTACCCCTACGAGTTGCTTTGCGTGGATCACAGAGCCATACAGCAGGCTCTCGACGGGCATCCCGTCACCAGCCGTACCGATCAACGACGCCGCGTTGACGTTGAGCCGAGGCTTCACGGACTCGCGCTGACCGGTCTCCGCGAGCACGGCCGGGATGTACGCCTGTGCGCCTACCAGTACCCGTTCCTGCGCGGCGTCGGTGATCGTCAGCAGGTTCGGCCCGATGCGACCATAGGACGCGTCGAAGTCCTCTCCCATCCGACGCCACTGACGACCTACCGCAGCAACCGCAGCCGCGATCTCGTGGCGCTGATCGACCGCGTAGGTCTCAGCTGACGGGGGCAGGGGTTGCAGGAGCATCGGTCACAACCTCCGCAGTCGAGGCCGCAGCCTCTTCCTTCGCCAGAATCAGGCCCACATACGGGTCAGACGACTCCTCCTCGAAGTAGCGCCGCTCCCGATCCTTGCGAGGATCAGACCATCCGAGCTCGTCCCATGCGCCCTGACGGGAGATCAGCGGAACTCCGCCTGCCATCTTCTGCAAGGCATCCGCACGCTGTGCGAATGTCGGCGTGCCAGGGTCGTGCCATTCGATATGGATGCGGTTGCCCGAAACCCAATCGCCTGTCCGAAGCCGCTCGTACAGGCCCATGACCCAGCCGAGACCGGAACCGACCTCGACGTTCTTGCGCTCGATGGTCTTGACCATCTGCGCTTCCTCTGCGCGAATCGCGCCCTCAGCGGGCGGGTTCGTCGTGTTCTGCCCGAAGTACCGGGCCGGGAAGCCGGTGATCGAAGCCGCGAGCTGACCGTAGTGGTTCACGGTGTCGTGGAAGTTCTTGAGGTCCGAAGCGGTGAACTGCCCGACCTTCGCGTCCTTGTTCTGGTTCGCCCAGATCGCAGAGAAGTAGGACTGCCATGCCGGGACAGGGGCACCATCGGCGTCCACAAAATCGCCCTTGGACATGCCCAGGACCCACTTCTGTGGCACCGAGTGCGTCTCGCCGGCAATCTGTAGGTTCGTCAGCGAGCGAGCCGCCGCATCCGTGAGTGGGATGATGTCAGCCATCTCAGAGCGACCGTAGAGACCGCCCGTGCGGCGTCGGTTCAGGAACATGACCACCGGTACGCGGCCTAGGCGGTGCACGTCGCGGCTAAACTCAACCCACTTGCCCGACGTGTTGCGCTCGATCCAGAGCGTCTGGTCAGGCATGTAGAGCGTCGCGAACTGAGGGCGCGTGTCCTCCTTCGTCTGCCCGTACAGGCGCAGCACGGCGTCAAGGCGGCGTGTCCGCGAGTTGAGCAGCCCGGTCATCTCGCGAGGCGACTCAACCGTTAGCAGCGGGTGATCCTTGTCCTCAGCGTTCGTGCCTGCGCACATGAAGCCGCGACCGAAGATCAGGAGATCCTTGTTCAGGAGCGACAGGTCTGAGTCGAGGTTGTTCGCGTCCCAACCCTCACGAAGCCCAACATCGGCCTTGTCCTGACCGGGCAGGAGCAGGCTCTTGACGTCCTGGCGGTGCTCGATCGTGTCGACATTCACCCGAGGCCAGTTGACGACCGTCTCGAACCGACGCAACTCCGGGGGGACAGCGATCCCGATGTGCTCGAGACGCTGCGCACCCTCGTAGTAGCGAGACATCCGCTCGTCGCCAACAGACAGCGCCTGTGCGTCATTCGCCAAGCGCGTGAGCAGCATCAGCTCATCCGGGGAAATCGCCACGCGGCACCTCCCCTTATCTGAATACGAACATTCTGGAATCGACCGAATTGGACCAACCGTCACCACGCATATCCGCAGCAGCCTCGTGCGCGAGCACATCGGCCATGAGGATGTCGAACTTCTGAACCTCGGACGGTTTGCCGAGGACGTACTTGTCACCAGGCTTCGCAACCCGGCGCGCATTCATCGCGTGAACCTTCGCGGTCGGGTCACCGTCATGCGTGGTGACCTTCTCGGCCGTGTCCTCAAGGAACCGCACGAGCGCGTCATACATGCGCCCCGTCTGGTTCGTGGGCCACGGCACAACGACATCATCGCCATGCTCGAGCGCCCACGCATCAGCCTGCGTCTCCCAATGGCGCGGGTCGACATAGAAGCGCGCCACCTTGAACTTGGCGAACACCTCAGCCACCGCAGCGTTGACCTCACCGCGAGGGATGCGACCCTCCCACTCGTCCGGATTCCAGAACGCCGGCCGATTGTCCGGCCCATAGGTCGGTGTGAATCGGTAACCGTCGATCGTCTCCGCACGCAACGCTGTCCAGTCGCCGGAGCGGCTGCCATCGAAGCCCAGCGAGATCCGCCGCTCCTCCGATGGAGATTTGGCCTCCGATTCATCCCACAGTTTCTCGGGCATGTAACTGCCGAGACCCTGCACTAGACGGTTCCCGAAGAACCGCTCAGCCTGCGTGGGGTCCGTCTCCACGAGTTCCGCAGCCTGCGCGTCGATGCTCTCGACGTCGACCCACGGGGAATCCGCGTAGACGAACTGGTGAATCTTGTGCCGCTCGCGCTTGTTCCCGTAGGACAAGTCCGATGGCGGCTTGCGGTAGTGCCGGAAAATGTCGGGGCGACGCGACTCGAATGCCTGCTGTGCAGCGGACGCTTCCATCGGGTCCCACGGGTTCGTGATCTCGAGCGACCTGCCACCCATGCCGGCGAGCCCACGGGCCATCGTCTGCCAGGTAGCGAGCAACTTGTTCGTGGCCGTGTATAGCCCGGACTCGTCACCAAGCGCCGCGTTGATCGGGTTACCGAGCTTCGACCGTGCTGCGGAAGAAATCGGGTCGATCTTGCCGCCGTTCGGCAGGCGAATGAAGCCCTCACGGACCTTCGCGCGCTCAGCCAATGGCCCGGACGCGATCATCGTCTGAATCGGTTCGTAAACGTTCGCCGTCTGCGTCTCAGCGGTCGCCAGCAACTGGATCAGCGACTTCGTGCGAACGCGGCCCATCGGGTCGCCTGGCTCGTAGTGGAACTCGAACCCGCAACCGCAACCGTCATCCTCACAGCGGTAGACCTCACCACCCTTGGCCCAACCTGCGAACAGGCACGGACCAAGCGCCTCGAACAGCATGATCGACGCACCCCACGGCGACTTGCCGGCCTTCTGCGGGCCAACAACGACCGAGCGACGATAGAAGAACGCCGTCCCGAGGATCGGGCGAGCCGGGTCAAAGACGATGCCCGGACGCACGCGGTAGTGATTGACCGTGCACCAGAGCTGCCATCCGTCATGGACGAACGGTCGACCCAAATCCTGACCGGACGGGACGGTGCAATGCCATTCTGACCAGTCGGCGGCCAGAAAACCGAGGGTGGGGAAGTCAACGACGTTCGCGTCAGGCAACACCGGGGACAACCTTGAGCTTCGACCGAGCCGAAACCCGAGGAGCCGGGGCATCGTCACGCTTCGCCGCGATCTCGTCGACCGCGATAGCCCAACCATTCTCCTTGAGGCCCGCCGGCGTGAGACCGAGGTCGGCGCGCATCTGTCGCACGATCGTGGCGATACCGATCAGCGAGTCATGAGCCTCGCCGCGGACCTGCATACGGACCAGATCGGCCACATTCAGCCAGCGCCACGACGTCATCGACCAAGCGCAAGCCTGCGGGGTCGTCCAAAGATCGGCCCAGACGGCAGCCTCGCGGTCAGACACGTCAGGGAGGGGGAAGTCAGGAACCGAGCCCGCATAACCCTCACTCGGGAGCGCCGTGAGTTTGAACCCGCGACGCTCAGAGCGCTCAGAGTTCGGATCAGGGGCAGGGCCGGAGCGGTTGCGTGCGCCGCCCATCAGACGGCCTCGACATCAGCCTCGAGGCGCAGCACGAGACCGGGCACGAGCGGGTGGGGAGCCTCAAGGATCGACACATCACCGATCACGCGCTGACCAGCCTGGCGGGCCTCAGTATCGAGGTCGCGCATCAGAATCTGGGCAGCAGCACGGGGCGAATCGAACCGGCCAACAATCCCCTCGACGAACATGCGTGCCATGAGGCACCTCCTTGGCAGCATCGCGCTGCGTCGTGCGACCGGGAGGGCATCGCGCCCTATCGGAAAGGTAAAGGTTGGGCCAAGCGTTCAGGGTTGTGAACCCTCCGCGCTACCGAGCCCCCC